CCGCCAGCAGTTTCCAGATCGATAGTCTTACTAAATTCCGGTCCCATATCTCCGGTTTGCGGATCGAAAAATATTGCACCTATTGAGATGATCGGGGCATCAGGATTTTTTCCCATGGTTTCAAGGTCGATCATTAGATGGTCACACGTCCTGCTGGTGGATGTGATTTCTTGATGACCGTTCACCTTAATTGAGTGATCTGCCGTCTCGCCAGTTTCATTATCGCTATCGTGATGCTGATTGCCGCCAGTGTTCTCCTTGTGTGGATGTTCAGCGCCTTCCATTTCCTCCGGATCATCTTCCTGAACTTCAGGCTGATACTCTTCATCGAATGTTTCCTGGTATGTTGCGTCGCCCATTACCGCGCCACAATCAGGGCAGTTGCCGCCGCCGGTCTGACCGCAGGCGGTGCAGACTTTTTCCACTTCCTGTTGCGCCACTGATTCAGGCTGTTTCGTTTCTGGCTCGTTTTGTAACGCATTTGGGCTGTTTTGTTCCGCTTTCTGGTCGTTCTGTTCCGTTTCTTGCTGGTTCTGGTTCACAGAATCGCGGGTCTGGTTCCCCTTAACCCATTTCGGATCATTCGGGTCGCTAATCCCTTCAACAAATTCACCACGTGATACTGCAAGCAGTTCATCGGCGTCAGGCTGGCTGATATTGGCTGCCTGCATAATTTTGTTTACTTCGTCAGCGGTAACTTTTACTGACCCTGGTTGTGCGGTCGTGTCAGATGCACCAGTATTTTGTTGTGAACCTGAGTATGTACCGTTTTTGCGGGCGAAATATTCTTCTTTCGTGATTTCAGTAGCCCCAGCAGACAGCGCCTTATCCAGACCAGAAAGTTTGTTTGCGCGACCGTATTTTTCGCCGTCCTTATCGGTGAAAAGGAAGTAGAACGGTCCCTCACGCTCTACAGATGGTTCGTCTTCCACTTCGCATTCGGTTTTTTCGTTGTCCGGCATTGCCGTTTCCACTGCATCAGTTTCTGGTACTGGTGACGGGAGAGTACCAGCTGTGCCCTGATTTGTTCCTTCGTCATCTTCAAACACGCCCTTGGTAGTCAGGTATTCAGTGATGTATTTGTTCAGTGCTACGGGATCTTTGTGAATGTCGATCGGACGCTCACGGACAAGGCCAAAAATAGTCTGACGGTCGTAGCGAACGGCATCGGGTTGTTTGCGCATTGATGCGGAAATGCGCTTCCAGTCTTCGCGATCTTTGTCGATAACTTCATTTTTTGCCCGGCGATGGATGCTGCCGTCAATGTTTCCGGTATCAATATCGCCAGGCCAGAGAGCGTAGGCCAGTTCTTCATCCAGCGTTTTCCATGTCTGCTTGTATTCGCGACAAATGGCGGCAGTGACTGGGTTGATTTTTCCTGCTGAGTTTTCAGTGTGCTGTTGATTGACTCTGGCGCGGGCGAGATCAACAACAGACGTGTATTTTCCAGTCTCTTTGCGCTCTGCGTCCTGCCGTTTTTTCCAGTTACGTAATTCAGCCTGAATTTCTGGCCATTTGGCACCCGGATTACATTTGTGTTTAACCCATCCGATAGCGAACAGTTTGCGTTCCGGATACATAGCGTTAATTTCAGGCGTTTTCATCAGTGCTTCAACGATATGCCCGTCAAAGGTAGCAACGTCTTCCTGCAGTAATTCCTGCGCGTCAATCGCCATATCAACGGTGATGTTTTCACATGTGTCGAACTTAACCATGACAGCGTTCTGTACTTCAGGGGCCAGCTTGTCAAAAGTGACGTTCATCGGATCTGATTCAGTCTCAACCGGGACAAAGGAAGCAGACGCCTCATCCCAGCGGTTTTCCTGCATATATTCAGCATCCCAGGAATCTAGGGCAGGGCGGGGTATACCGGGTTTATCCTCGCAGACAAGAAATTTATAAGCGCAGTCCTGAGCAGCCGGATAATGTTCCAGGAATTGCCAGTGAAATTTTGCGCGGGCGCGACGTTCATCACCGGCTTCAATGGCAGTGGCTACAGCGACTGCACCTTCTTCCTTTATTGCCTGTTCGTCCGGAATGGCGGCGCAAATAAAGACTTTACTCATTTTGTTTTACCTCATTACAGATTTAAGGGTGAACAAATCCCTGCCATTGCTGGCATATAAGAATGAAACCGGATATTTATTACGGAACTGTTTTAAAGACCTGCCGGGATTTCGTTATTATCCTGGTGAATGACTTTATCGACCGGGTAACAGTTACCGGGAATTTTCTGTTCGGTTGCTGCAGTCACACACTCCTGCATTGTCCTGTGAACACTGACTGCAATATCAACTGGCTCTCCGGAAACAAGAAAAACTGTCAGAACAAGTGCAAATGCTGTATTCATTGTGCACATCCTTTTTGTATCGGACGTAAACGGGCCAGCATTGAAAGAATGCATATTTTATTTAATAACTCCCGTTCGTGTTTTCTCTTGTTAATGGCATCTTCAGTAAATACAGGGTTACTGATAGTGACACCAATTTCAAAACAACCTTCAGACGTATTAACGTTTGGTAATAACGTTTCCATTATCGCGTCCTCAACAATGAATTTTGTGATGCAGTGCCTGGTGCCTCCAGGTGACGTTAACCAGTTAACAATTAACGCCGGGTTAGTTGATGCTCGTTACGCCCGTAAAATACCGCCTTACTGCTTTAACTGTTCCGCGTGCGCATAGCCGCATTCACCGCATCACAAAATTCACTTTAAAAAGGGCGGCAGAGCAGTCACGGAGTAAAACTGATACCGCCAAATGTCACCAGAAAATTGATAACAGAGGGCGTTGTAGCGGGGTTGTCACTTAAGCGTATGGTCAACCTGACAACCCGGTGCATTTTCTGGAGCAATGGAGGAAACCCCAGCCATACTTACCGCCGCGCCATTTCGCGGAGTGCCACAACCGGAAGCGCACGGTCGAACTAAATTTAACGACACCGTACAGAGAGACCAATTTCGCCGTGCGCTTTCGCGTTATGCCCTGACTTTTCAGGGACATATCCTTTCAGTAAACTGTCAGTGCCGGATGCTCACCCGTGTCCGGCGCACGCACTCCACCTGACCAGTGGAGAACTCCTTAATTACCAACCCTCAGGAGGGTGAAATGGATAAAAAGCAAATTGAGGCCCTGCAATCTATTATTGAAGAACAAGATGAAGCTATCAGGATTCTTTCATATCGCACTGATATGATACTAAATATGCTTTCTGCATTAACGGCTGCGCTTGGTGGTACAAAAACAAACGTATACCGCGAAGTTGTTATTCAACAGATAGATAAATTTGAAAAAACCATACCAGGTATTAATGCTCATCTTGCAGAACAAGAGAAAGACCATGCTCTTATGGCAATTTCTTCAGTAGCTCTCCCGAAAGTTGAGTAGTTTTAATTGTTGTTTTGAAATAATCACTGCTTTCACATTTGAGTGATTTCATGGCAATCCAAATGCGGGCCTCTGTGCCTGCATTTGGTTCCAGTTGCTGTAGACGTTTTGCGTCTTCCAAAAGTAAGGCGATAATGTGTTTCAGCTTCTCATCATTTGCTTGATTCTTGTTTTCAGGCGAATTCTGTCCGCCGAATAGGCGCTTCTCTTCATACAGACCTATAAAGGCACGACGCACGTTACCGGATATAGTATCGATGGTTTCCTTTTCTACAGTACTCAGGTCAAGAGTCGCCAGTTGAGAGCGAACCACATTCGCTGCCATTTCCTGGAATGGCATTGGTAAATCTTTAAATTCCATTATTAGCCTCGTTGGTTAGCTATTAACGTGGGTATGTAACCATTCTGGCAATGCTTAATGCCGCTGCTTTTTCCAGCCTGGTGATATCCTGCTCCAGAGCGGACAGATTTTCAGCCTGCTTAGTCCTGGCTTCATTGGCCCATTTCAGATCCTGCACTGCATTAATTTTCTGGCGCATCCACTCATAAAGTTCATCATCGGTATAGTCTGGCGCGATGATGACGGGTTCTCGTTTCTGCATACTGATTCCTCGCGGTGCTGTTTCGCTTATCAGCCGTTAGATTTTCCCGAACTGGAAAGCGCCTGTTTAAATTCACTGAAGCTGAGAGCTTCTTCGCCTTCGGCAAGACCATCGAAGTATTCTTCGTAAGCCTTTTCCATGATTGTGTCGAAATCCATATCACTCACCTGAGTTTCTTTCCAGCCAGCGACGGGCACCATTTTCGGTTTTAAACGTTTTGCTTTTGGTATACGTCATCGCGGTGAATGTGCCGTCCTGGTTGGGAAACACGCCGTACACCAGAGATTCGTTGTTGCCAAGCTCGATAGTATCCATGCTGACCTCATTTCCCCTTAACGCCGGGTGGCGGAACTAAAACCTACAGCGCCGTGCTGTTCTTGATAGAAATATTAGTAACGCGGATATTTTAAGTCAACAGTATGGCGTATGATATTTTTGATTTGGTAACTATGTAAATGTTTTTTCAAGGGAAAAATATTAGTTATACAGCTGATTTGCAGAAGTTATGGCACAAAAAAACCGACTAAGACGTCGGTTTTTTTGTTGTGGATGGGGTAGTGAGCGGTGGCTACTGGTTACGTTTCTTTAGTGCCAGCATGTTCTCGAAGGCTTCCTCGTAGAGCTTGTTTAGTCCACGTAGCTGGTTAAGGAGTTTGGCTTTTTCTGACGCAGGTAGAATCTCGAAGAGGTTAAGTAACTCTGCCTGTTCTTCATTGACCAGCCTCCATCCTTTGCCTGAAAAGTTATCATCATAAGTATCTGATGATCTTACATAATTCATTAAGTCTTTAAGGTCTTCTCGAATGTCCTCTGGTTTTACCTTTAACAGAGCCGCAAATTTTAGCGCAGCGTCGGTATTTACCGGTATCTTGCCGTTCAGATACTGGCTAACGGTGCCTTGAGATTCGAATCCCAACAACTCAGCCGCCAGCTCTTGAGTCAGCTTCAGCTCTTTTTTTCTTGCATTCCATGCGGCTTTTAAATTCTTGCTCGCTTCTGGAGTTGCAATCACTTCGCGTGTTTTTTTCATACATAGAGTTTATTTGTTTTACCAATATTATCAAAGATAGTCTGGCTATTGATCTTTAAAATTAGCGGGGCTAATATTTGCTCGAGGCATAACGTAGAAGGTTGGCTATGAACTTAAGAGACTATTTAAAAGAGAAACATATCACCCAGCTACAGTTTGGGAAGCTAACGGGTTTATCTCAGGTGCATGTAAGTCGAGTGCTGGGGGGCTATGAAAGATTCAGCCCTGAAAAAGCATTACGTGTTGCTGAAGTAACGAATTTCGAGGTTACACCTCATGAACTCCGGCCTGATATTTACCCGAATCCAACCGACGGCTTACCTGTTGGATTCAAGGCTAACTGAACCGCCCCGGGTTTCCTGGAGAGTGTTTTATCTGTGAACTCAGGCTGCCAGATCATCGTTTCCGATGGAAGCATAATAAGCTTTTTCTGCTTCTGCCGGAGGAGTATGGCCCAGCCTTTCCAGCAATCGTCGATTGTTATACCAGTCCACCCACGTGAGTGTGGCCAGTTCCACTTCTGCACGGTTTTTCCAGCTCTTACGGTGTATTACCTCCGCTTTGTAAAGACCATTGATGCTCTCC